TTAGCCGTTTTCTGCGCGATTCTGGGGAGGTTGCAGGGAAGAAATGGTGCTTTCGAGCCTCGCCATTTCAATGACGTTCTGGTTGCCGTCGATCCACTTCGAGTAGGTAGTCAGAAACATCTCGACGCTGTGACCCAGTTGCTTCGCGCAGAATGCCGGCGTCATCCCCACCATCAGCATCGCGGTCGCGTAGCTATGCCGCATGTTGTACGGGCGTCTGTAGCGGATCCCAAGCCTTCTGAGCATCGGTTCCCAGTACGTGCGACGGAAGGCGTCCTCGTCGTGCCATACCTCGTTGTAGCGTGGATCGAGAAATACGCGGCCATTCGACATTTGCGTGAACCCCCGCTGACGTTTTAGCGCTGCCATCGCTCGGCTGTTCAGATGAACGAGCCGCGCAACCTTGGTTTTCGTTCGATCCAACTGCTCGCCGCGGACATAGGCTTTTGCGACGAGCATCGTCGCGCTTGCCAAATCAATCTGTGGCCATTCGAGTCCATAGATTTCCGATGTCCGCAGGCCGGTCCAAAACCAAAACTCGGTCAGGTTATGCACCTGGCCGGGATAGGCGCGCTCGGCCTCGGCGATGATTCGGTCGGATTCTTCCCTTGCGAATGGATCGGGAGGGGGCTTCTGGTGCTTCGCGCGCGGCACAGCGTCGGCCGGGCTCTCCATGATGAACTTGTCCTTGACTGCAAGCGATAGCGCGGCTCGGAGGACAGAGAGGTAATTGTTGACGGTCTTGCCGCTCAGATCCGGGCGATTCGCAATTGCTGTCTGAATTTGAATTGCCTTCAACGATCGTATCGAGACGCTTCCAGTCGGTTTCGCCTGGGCCTCGTCGCATGCGGTTTCTTTCCAGAACTTGATTGCCGTGGCATAGCCGTCTCGTGTTGATCGCTCAATTCGCTGCGCGGCAAGCCACCTGTCCAACCAATCCCCGAGCAGGAGTGATGTCGCGTCTCCATCGGATGGAAAGTACTCGGACATGACAAAAGTGCCGTGGCGAATTCGATCGCGAATTTCTGCCGCCAGCCGCCGCGCATACTTTACGTTCGCCGGGGTGGGCAGCATCGGCTTCCCGTCCATCTTCAAGGTTTTGCGCATCTCTTGGCCGTCGAGCACGAAGGCCATGCGGATTGACCTTTCGCGAACCTCTACGCCGTCGCCTTTTCGACCCATTGTTGGTATCCCTTGATTGAAATGAAAACCCCGCCATCCGGCGAGCGGCGATATTCGCGACCCTCAAGCCATTTTCCGTCCTCGATTTTTCGACGGATGGCTTTCTCGGTCAGCCCCGTAATCGTCGCGGCAAGACCCACCGTGACGTACGGTGCCGGTGAAATTAGAGTCGGGGAGTGGCTCATGCTAGGATTCCTCGAAAAACATGAAGGGGACGGCCATGGCAACGAAGCACGGCTTCAAGCGAACCCACAACGGCACCGAATATTTGATGCATTGCGATCCGATGCCATTGGCAGACGGTAGATTCGGGGCGCAAGTGGTCATCACGACCGGTCATGACGGGTCGGCCGTTGTCGAGCGCAGGTTTCCTGCGCTGGGCGAGTTCGACACCGAAGAAGAAGCAGTCGAGTACGCGAGGCAATGGGGCAGAGCCTGGATCGACGATAACGGCTGAGTTCATTGGCTTTCTCCTGCGCGGGCGGCGGCACGATCGAGACGTTCAATTTCGGCAATCCCGAGTGCGACTGCCTTCACAAGATTGCGGCGCGGCGCGGACGGCTTCCACCACGTCGTATCCCACGGCCATGTACGCAACCCGGCGATGGCGGTCAGTTCCGGATAGGCATAGCAGGCTGCGGCGCGTGCCATGGCACCGTCCGTGTGCTGGTCGTCATGCTCCGGCGTCCAGCCCTCTTGCTCGACATGCCGGCGGCGCTCGGCGAGCACATCGCGCACGGCATTTGTCAGCGGCGCGCGCGGTGCGACGTTCTCGTCGATCCAGCGCTGAACCTCGCCACCGCTCCACATCTTGCGGAGCATTGTTGGGAAGCGCGGCAGCTCGGCGCGAGGCTCGGCCCGCGAGGCTGCGTCATGCTCGCTCAGATATTGAGCCAGCGCGCAGGCGAAGTCGGCCGCGAGCCATTCCGCGATATAGCTGCCGAAGTCGTGGCGCCGCAGACGCTTCGCGAAGAACTCGGCGATGTACGCCCGGCCGCCAGTGCTCGTGCTCAGGTCGTGCTGGCCGATCGGCTCTCCCGCATCGGCAGGTGCGCCACACGAAGTTGACGGACACGTTGGGTTGATCGGGCAACCGTGGCACTTGGGGCGCGCATCGGCAGGTGCGTCGGCCTGCGCGGGTTGCGGGGCGGCGAAGTGATTGATCAATGCGACTGCGGCGTCGATTGCCTCGACCGGTAACGCAATCCCGTGTGCATCACAGGCGGAAACCACGTCGTCGTAAGTCACGTCGGTGCGTACCGGCTCCGCAGCGGGCGATGCTACCGCGCGAGCGGTGCACAGCCATGCGAGCGGCGAACCCGGCTCGGTCAGAGCATCCAGCACATGTACCGCCGCGTCCAGATTGCGGCTTCCTGTCCGGCTTGCGAACCCGACCATCGCAACCGCGAGCGCGTGGCGCGTGCGGTCCCATGCTGCCCGCTCGTCGGCCGGCGCTGCTGCCGCCATAGCGGGGTTCATTGACGTCCAGCGTTCGATTGTCTTGATCGCGTAGTCGCTGGCCGCGCTCCAGCTATCGGCTTGGTCGGGGAAGTCCTCGCGGTCGTAATGCTGCCCTTCACGCCATGCTGCGCGCAGGTAGGCGAACAAGTCACGCACGTCGATCGTTACCTGATACGGCTCATCTGCAGACCCTTCCGCACCTGTCTCATTGGCAGAGGTGGCGCGGGCGGCTTGTGATTCGACCTTCACCCACTCCGAACAACCCTCACGCACTCGCGGCAGATCGCCGCCGCACACGCAATTCCCCGCGCGTTCGCAATAACCGGTCGGCGCTGCTGCGTGCTGCTCGACAGGGGATGCGGCGAGCGCGGGCACGACCGCGCGGTCGATCAGGTCGTCGATGTTGCGCGAATCGCAGTAGTCGAAGGCGCGAAGGATGCGGCCCTCCGGCGCGCGAACTCCCTCATCGGAATCAAGCCTGCCGAAGTACTCGGAAATTGCTTCGCCGAGCGCTTGACGCTGATCGTCCGTCAGCCCATCAGCGCGGCTCCGTTGTTGGTCGTTCATGGTGGTGTCCTCTACAGATAAAGCCTCAATGGCGGGTGCTCGGCTCGCATATGGCAGAGTTGGCATGAAAGCACCGGCTGGCTGCAGGCCAGTTCGCACTGTGGTGTGACGGCGCCCACCCGTCACTCCGAGCACCCGCCGTTAAAGCCGGAAGAAAAAAATGGGCGCTGTGCGAGCCGCCCACAAAAAAGCCACGCATCCGAGGCACCGGAATTTGCGTGGCTTGAGAGGGGGGGAGACGGTCAGTAGTCGCCGCGTCCGGGGTATGACGTATCGATTTCGTCGACGTCGGCGTCGATAATCAGTTTGGTTCCGGCGGCATAGAGCTGGAACAGTCGCCGCTCGAAGCCATACATCGGCCCGATGAATATCGCTTTCTTCGGGTCGGTCTCGTCGATCTTGACGCTGTAGACCCGACCGTCGTTTGTATCGATTCGCCAAGGGCATCGGTACCGCTCCGTTCCGAATTCCTTATCGAGTGCGATATGGGTGAACGAGCCGCTGGTCTCCACGAGGAGCGTGATGCGGTCGGGAAGGTCACACGAACACGAATACAATTGCTTGTCCGCCTGGAACTTGATGAAGTCCGCTACGAGTTCAGACAGCTTGATTTCTTCCGGCGCCGGCGCGAGCAATTCGTCGAGTTGCGACGTTACGTGCTTCTCGATCTGTTCGTTCAGGCTAGCGTCGACGCGCTGCCGGATGATCTTCAGGATCAGATCGTTGTATCCCGGGATGCCGAGGTTCGAGAAATCGACCTGGACGGCCTTCTTGACGTGTTCGCTCAGCAGCTTGCCGAAATCCGAATAGCTCCGCAGCTCTTCGTCGATGATCGACGTGATGGTCTTCGTCAGCTTCTCTTCGATCGCCTTTTCGATGACGCCCGCGTTGACGATATTCGAAAACGCGCTCGCGACGACTTGTTCAAGCTCTTTCATTGGTTTCCCCGGAGGTGTATGAGGATGCGGTGGTAAGGGCAGGGACGAGCGTCAAACGCGGCGAACGACAGGCGTGCGCTCGATTTGCTCGGATTTCTGTTGGAGGACGGCTTGCAGGTAGAGGAACAGGGACACGGCGACGAGTGCGCCGATCCAGACTTTCACCAGGGCCATGCGAGCACCCCTGTGCGGTATGCAATACAGAGGAACCAGACGCAGCCGATAGCGATGCCGTATGCGACGGCGTTTCACTTGACGACATGCTTACCGGTCCGCGTGCCACGGAACGTTGTCCCCGTGTCTGAAATGGGACTAGCGACACTAGCGCGCGTGGCACACCTAACCTAGCCTAGATCATGATGTTCACCGCCAAAGGGAGGTTGTTATGTCATCGTTGATGAGAAAGAAGTTGATCTGGGCCGAAGTTCTGAAGATGGCGAAGTCGAGAACGCCGTTTTACATCCACGCCGTAAGGGGTCCTGATGCGGGATCGTTCGATCCAGCGACCGGGACTCTCACACCGCAAGGAACAACAAACCCTGGTACTTTGGACAACGGCAAGATCTATGTCTTGCTCGTGTCGAATTCAGCGGATCTGAACTACGTAACCACGGCATATCCGGCGTCAATGTATGTCATCTTTCCAAAAGGTTCTGATACGTTCAAAGAGTTCACGTTTTGGAACGGCGACTACATTCAATCCACCGGATCGATTGCGCCGAGTTCGTCTGACGCCTACGTGTATTTCGACAAGCAGAAGGAAGTCGAAATCAATTGACGGCTTCCGTTTCCTCTCTCTCGAACTCGCAAGGCACGGTGCGGTTGTGCTGGATTGACGACGTGGTTGCCGTGCCCAGCCTGCACGCCATAGACGCTGACGACATGAGCGACCTCATCCCATTGCTGCATGGTGGCGAGAACGAGCACGACGCCGATGAACACGGCGAGGCTCTTGAGCCACAGAATCAGCAGGGCTTTCACGACCACACTCCCATCAGACGCTCGATCGGAGGGGCGACGGCGCCGGCCAGCAGGTAGAGGCCGGCGATTACACAGAGCGGAATCCAATCTCGATTCATGGTTGTCTCGCATTGATGTGAGGCGGGCGCGGTTGGTTAGGCAGTAAGACGATCCTTTGCCATCCGTTCTTTGACGCGGAACGAAAACGCGATCAGCGCGTCGAGCTTGGCGTCTTCCGACTCAGCTTCGGGGACGCCCGGAACCAGCAATTCATCGCCGGTACGGCTGTGACGAGCCCATACGCCGACCACGCGGCGGATTTCCTTCGCCGTACCTTCGGCAATTTGCAGCGCGCCGGCGGGCACTTCGTTCGCGAATTCGATCAGGCCGGACTGCCATGCAAATGCTTTCATCGTCGTTCTCCTGTAGCGGGTGGGGTTGGTCAGGCGAATCGGCCGCCCTTCGCGATGGCCTCGGCTTTCAGCTTGGCGATGCGCGCCTCCGCGTCGGCCAGTTCAGCGCCTTCGAGGTCTTCATCCAAAATCGAGTTTTCGATCATGGTCCACGCGTCGCATTGTGGGCAGAGTTGCTGATTCGTGCCCGTGGTATCGCGCGTGAGACGGCCGCACGAGCGGCAATTGAACGTTGTGCTGTTCTTTCTGAAGTGGCGTTCAGCCATGTCGTTCTCCTGTAGCGGTAGCAGTTAGTTAGGCGGTAGGTTCAGTGCCAACAAACTCGCGGTCGATTACTTCCGTTTGAAACGACTCCATCTGGCCATTGAGCAAACGCGCTTGCGCTATTCCCTCTGCCTCTTCTTTCGTGCTGGCCTCCACGACGGTTGTATGACGCACCATTTCTTCAAGCGTGACTGCGAATTTCATCATCGTTCTCCTGTAGCGGGAGGGGTTGGTCAGGCAGCACGTTTGTTTCGGATGTACACGATGGCGTCGTGCACATTCCAGTCGTGCAGCTGCAAAGCAACGCGCGCGTCACGCTCCGTACATACGACGCGGGCCATCACGGCTGCGACTCGTTGCCGGCGCTGTTCGGTGTTCATGTCGTTCCCCTTCGTGATTGCGTTGGCCAGTGCTTCCGCTTCCGGCAGGCATGCTGACCGAGATCAAACGCAGCAACGAGCAGCAGAGCTGAGACGAAAACACCAAGACCGACGCCGATAAGTAGTGTGGTCATGATTCGTTATCCGAAATGTATTGAGGCCGACTATATTTCTGCCGGCCTGACTGCGCTCAAGGAAGGACACTGAAGGTCAATACGCTTCGATCAACGCGGTCGAAACTCTCAAGGGCGCACACTCGGCAGATTGCTGCTGCAGAAGGTTGGTCGGTGCGGTCTGGCCGCAGCCGAATGCGCGCTCTTGAAAGTTGGCTGGTGTCGGGCGCTACCCCGTTTCTCGGCTACACCGTTGAGCCGGCCGGTTGCTCCCTGTACTGCGGGTCCCGGCGCACTAGCACTCTTAAAGATCGATCCGCCTGGGGCGGTGGCGCAGCGATCTGTGCTGCGGTGAAACGAATTAAACCATATGGTGTATGGTTGGTCAACACCATTTGGTTTATGCTGACTAGGAAATTTGTAACAGCCGGATGGGCTGTTAGCGCAGACAAGTTCGTAACCAGTCGTTACACTCTCTTGAGGTCGCCGGGCTCGGAGACTAATCACAAAAATGAGGGAACGATGAATATTTGGTTTTTTGCAGCAGCGCTGGCGCTGAGTGCTGTTTGTGGGGCTTACGCGAAGCGACGCGGAAGAAGTGGGGGAAAATGGTTCGCGATTGCAGTGGTCGCATCTCCGCTGATCGCAGCCATCCTACTGTTGGTCCTGGAAAACAAAAGTCCGAACCCGACAGCAAGCAACAAAGATCTTGGGCTCGCTGCAGCGCTTATCCTGGTTGCGCTCGTCTATTTTGGAGCGAATTTTTCGAACTCAGAAAAGGTGTCGAAGGAGAGTGTGGTTTCCGCCGCTGGCAATCAAGGTGCAGAGGCATCTCCATCGTCGAACTCGGACGACCGGTTCACGATCACCGATCTCCGCCTGACTTCGGGCGAATATGGCTCACTGAACATCAGCGGGATGCTCACCAACAACACCGACAGGCAGTATTCATATGTTCAGGTCGAACTGAATGCCTACGACAAGAGCGGTGCTCAAATCGGAAGCGACATCGTAAATGTGAATAATCTTGAGTCGCGCGGACATTGGAAGTTCAAGACACCTCTTCTCCAACAAGACGTCGATACCGTCAAGGTCAAGGGCGTGACAGCGTTCTGAGCGGCATTCAGTAATGAAAAGCCCCGCGCTGTGCGGGGTGTTGGGTACTCGGGGGTACTCGGGGATCTGCTTTTTCAGGTTTGGGTTTGGATCCACCATCGGTACGGAGCGTAGTCAGTCCATGATGGCTCTGACTGAGGTGGGTTGAAAAATAAGCTTTTTTGTGTGACATGAGGGCTGAGCGTTTTGTACGCCTGGCTGCTTTTGAACTCGTGATGCCCCCAAACAACCCCCGCCAAGATGTCGACAAACTGTAACGGAAGGCAATCCTTGCTTTCCCAAGGTGTTGTCTGCAAGAACGCGTTCGAACCAGATGCCGCTAGTTCTGTTTGCAGATAGTCATGCATTGAATGCTTGAGTTCGACCTTGATCGTTCTTGCATCCGGGATGAAGTGCACAGCTTGCTCTTGTGCCATCAGCCTGAGCAGCAGTAGTTTCACCATGTAGTTGTACAGCCCATTCGGATGGCGCCGGAAACTATCTTGGACGCGCTCTTTGCGGACCGTAATCGTGGCGAAGGTGATGCCTGGATAGTGTTGTTTGATGCCAGCAAGTTGAGTTGCGAAGTGATCCCGCTCGCCAGATGATAGCGATACCGATTTCAATTCATTGCTGGTTGATCGTCCGCGCTTCTTATAGAGTCCTCGAACGACGCGATTCAGTGCCTTTTCTTGGTTGTCGGGGATGACGGCTGCGGCCAGCGTAAAATACCGACTCGATCCACCGCGTCCATATGGCAGATCAAGGCTCCAGCCAAGGCACCCGCTCTCGTCCAGGTATATTGTTTTCGCCATATGAAAATAGCCTCCGCAAGGGAGGCTATTGAGAAGGGGTGGTACCCGGGCCTGACGTACTTACAGTACGCTTACGATTGACGGTGTCGATTTGTCGCAGGGCTGGTCCAGGCATATTTAAACCGTGACACCGCTACGGCACTAGTATGCGGCTTTCTACCCGAATTTTCAAGGAATTTCCCTCCTCTTTCCCCCTCTGGCTCCCTGCCCACATCCCAGTTGAAAGCGCCCCATTTCCTTGGCAAACTACTGTACATGCATACAGTAGTTTGGGCAGAAGAATGAGGGCAAGGATGGATCGAAGGACGAGCGCGAGCGGGCTGCGGTGCAGGCCGGGGGATTTGGCGAGGATCGTGACATCCACGAACCCGGCTCTGATTGGCGTGATCGTAGAGATCGAGGGGCTTCGATTAGATGGGCGGTGGGATGTCCTGCTGGAAAAACCGGCTTTCGGTTTCACATATCGGGGTAAGCGGCCGGTGGCGACCAGGGAGTTTGCATTCTGGGATGCATCCCTTGAGCCACTCCCTCGTTGCGAGCGTTGCGTCAGTCGCCAACTGGCCGATCTTCGTCCAGACCAGCTGGAGACGATGGGGCAGATAGTGCAAGCAACCCACTGATGTAAGCTTCAACCTTGGCGCGCCCGAGCGCGTCAAGTTGATCCCATCCGGTCGGCTGCGCCATTTCTGGGTGCCTTGGGCGAGGCGCAAGCAAGTCGATCACTTCTCCGTCGGTGCTATCCCGCCAGGCCCGCTCAAATTCCAACGCAACTTTCTCGCCAAACGACTTGGTGCGAGCCATGTCGTTGATCTGTTGCGGGAGGCGTTTCATGCGCCGAGCAACCTCAGCCTGCCCGTGCAGTTCGATTAGATGCCCAAGCGCCTGGCGGCGCATCTCCGTCACTTGAGCATGAGTCAAGAGTTCGTCATTCATGGGGCAGATTAGAACACCGTAAACCATTTGGTGAAATAAACCAAACAGTGTTGATTGCCATACACCGTATGGTGTATGATGAGTTCATGGACAAGCTCAAATCATTCATTGCATCCATTCCGCGCGCTGAGCGTGACCGCTTCGCCGTGCGCTGCAGAACGACTTCTGCTTTCTTGCGGAATGTGATCTACGGGACGCGAAAGCCCGGCGAGAAGCTTTGCGTGGCGATCGAGCGCGAATCCAAATGTGCCGTCACGCGACGCGACCTTCGCCCGGACGACTGGCAAGACATCTGGCCCGAGCTCACCCAACCGAAGGAGGGGGCGTGAAGCCCATCGCAGATATCACAGATCCGCCGCCGCGGCCATCGCGCGGACAGCAAATTACCGACCGACAGGCCGAGATCATGACCGCGACGCTTTGCGAGGCGATTTGCAGTGCGGGCCGCGTCACTGCGGAAAACGCAGCGGACGCGGCTCCTGCGCTGATCATGGCGCTCGTCGTGCAGGTGTCGAACTTGAACGAAGCAATCGCCGATGCGAATTCAGGCGTTACTGCCCGAGCTTCTTCCACGTCTCCAGGCTGTCGTTGCCAGCACTCTGATCGTCGGGAAGATCCATCAAGAGCTTGATGGTCACGCCGCCTGTTTTGAAGGAGAAGTCGCGGTCTACGACCAAGAATGTTGCTGGTCCGGACGCGTACTCGAAAGTGATGTGATCTCCGACTTGCGGGAAGGGGATCCCAACTTGATATTCGAAGCGTTGGTTCGGTTCTTCTTCGCGCGATGCGCGGCTGGTGAATCCGATCTCGATGCTTATGTTCATGCGAACCCCGTTGTGTGGTGGTTGAAGAGGTGAGAGTCGTCAAGTATCGCATGGCGGCGGTTCGCATCCAGTTGTGATGTACACAGTTTAGAGAGAGTGGTGTTCCGGGGCATTCCCGGATTTTTGAATAATGGGGAATAGCGATGAACGCAATAGCACAACCGATTTCGTTTTCAGGCCCGCGCAGTACACCAATCGTTGAACGTCTGTTGCGCGAGGCAATGGCCGACCCGAAGGCTAAGGCCTCGATTCTCGAAGCGACTGGATGGGATGCGTCGATGCCGTCGAAGGTACTGAGCAACGGCGCCGGCATCACGCTCGAACACCTGAATACCGTTTTCACGGCGCTCGGTCTGGTCGTGACGACGAAGGGTTACATGGACTATCTGGCGAAGGGGAACGTGATCGGCAGCAACTGCCATTGCGCGCGCGAGGGGTTCGGGGAGTGCGGCGGCCGCTGATCTAGAGCGCGGGCCTCGCCAAAAGCGTTTTCGACGGAGAGCGCTTCTGTCTGGGTTTAGTAATCCTAAAAAATTTGAATTTATGGAAACCAAGCAGACCAATCAACAGGCCGACACGCGTCAACGGGAACTGGCCATGCCCGAACAGGTGAAGCGCATTGTGCGCGACACCAGCCAACACCCGACGTACCCGCGCAAGTGTTTGTCTTGCGGGGCGTTCGAATCCCTCGACGGCTCAGTGCCGTGCGGTCACTGACGTGGCTCGCTTCCATTGCCGCTGTCGCCATTGTGAGACGCGCCGCGTGCTGAGGAAGCGGCCCGACGAATACATGCGGCAGCCGCAATGCAGCGTCTGCGCCCGGCGCAATTTCCGAATCGATACGTGGATGCAGAAGCGCAATACCCGCCTGATGGCGTGCACATGCGCCGGCTATTGGTTCTGGCATCGGCGCGGCTCGCTGTACTGCTGGCATCGAGCGGACGGCTCGACCCGATCTCCCGGCGATCCCGATTTCGCGGATCGCAATCCGCCGCCTGATGCGCTGGCGGCCTGAAATTCCCTTCTGGAGGAAACGTGGCAAAAAGCTCCGTTGAAGCATATGGCGCGCAGAGCAAGGTTACTGCGCTTGCGATGGACCCGAACGACCTCGAATTGGTCACGGACCCGTCGCACCCGCTGTACGACCGTCGCGTGCATCAAGAGCCGAACCCGAAGACGGTGTTGAACTACCGTGCCATCGGTGTGCGGAAGCCGGTGCTGTTCTACAAGGACCCGGAGACTGGCAAGAATCTCATCATCGACGGTCGGACGCGGGTGATCAACGCCCGCGAACTGAATCGACAGTTGGTCGAAGCAGGGCTGCCGCCGATCACGATTCCGGCAATTCCGCAGAAGGTCATTAACGATGGCGGGAAATCGTTTGCCGCCGTGATGGTTAGCACGAACGAAATCCGGAAAGAGGATTCGCCGATCAACCGCGCCGAGAAAATGGCCCGCATGCTCGACATCGGCCACACGGAAGAAACGGTTGCCGTCTTCTTCGGTGTTGAGGTGCCGACGGTTCGTCAGCAATTGAAGCTGCTCGACTGCACGGCAGCGGTGCGCGATGCACTCGAAGGCGACCAGATCACGGTATCGCACGCCTTGAAGCTCGCGAAGCTGTTGCCGGATCAGCAGCGCGCGAAGGTGCAGGCAGTCATTGCGGCAGCCGAGGGCAAGGAGGGTCACGCGAAATCGCGTGCGCAGAAGGCTGAGCTGACCGGCGACGCTGCTCCGCGCATGCGAACCCGCAAGCAGATCACTGCCGAGCTGGAGAAGGCGACCGGCGAGCGCGCGGACGTGCTCCGGTGGGTGCTTGGCCTGGATGGTGACGCAGCCCCGCAGGCGGCCGCCGATGCCCGCCAGATGTCGATCGACGAGGCTGCATGAGCTTAGACGCGATTACCTGGGCGCGCCATCAGCACGTTGGTAAGGGGCCGGCAAAGTCGGTCTTTATGGCGCTGGCCGACTATGCGAACGAGAACTTCATCAGCTATCCGAGCGTTGAGACCTTGGTCGCATGGACCGAACAGGACCGCAAGACGGTCCTTGCGAACCTCGATCGTTTGAAGGAAGCCGGCTGGATCTCGGACACGGGCGAGCGCACTGGGCGAACGCGTCAAGTCGTCGTTTACGTCATCAACGTTGCCCGTGGCGTGGAAGTGACGATCGGCCCGCGCGAGTTATTAACAGGCCCAAAAACGGATCAGTCCCAAAACCGGAACAGTTCCGAAAACGGAACAGTACCGAATTCCACCGGAAACAGTCCCAATTTCGACGGGAAACAGTCCCAAAAACCGCCGGAAACAGTCCCAAATTTGGGACACAGAACAGTAGGAACAGTAGAGAACGGTGGGAACGGTGTTGGTGCGCGCGGAACGCGCTTACCCGACGACTGGGTTTTGACCAAGGCATTGGGCGAATGGGCGCTGGCTGAGCAGCCAACGTGGACCGTCGATCACGTCCGCAAGGTCGCCGAGAAGTTCGCGGATCACTGGCGAGCGCAGCCGGGCCAGAAGGGACGCAAGACCGACTGGGCCGCAACGTGGCGGAACTGGGTTCGCACCGAGAAGCCACTGTCGGCGCCACCGAGCGGCGGTGGAAAGCAAGGGGCGCTTGAGGCGAAGAACAGCGAGGTTGCCCGTCGATGGGCGTCAGGAGGTGCGGAATGATCGATTCGAATCGCGGCGAGTTTGCAGATCTGGTCTCGGGCGTCTACGCGTTCTACGGCCGTGAGGCATCCGATTTCGCGTTGAGTGTGTGGTGGGCCGCGATGCAGCCGTTCGATCTGGCCGCCGTGCACGACGCGATGAACCGGCACTGCGTGAATCCGGATAGCGGGCAATTCCTGCCGAAGCCGGCCGACATCGTGAAGATGCTGCAGGGCTCGACGCAGGATTCCGCGCTGGTCGCGTGGGCCAAGGTGGATCGCGCAGTGAGGTCGTGCGGCACCTACAACAGCGTCGTTTTCGACGACACGCTGATTCATCGGGTGATCGTCGAGATGGGTGGCTGGGTGCTGGTCGGCGGGAAGGGCGAGGAGGAATGGCCGTTTGTGCGGAACGAATTCGTCAACCGCTATCGCGGCTACAAGATGCGCAGCGAATCGCCCGACTACTTGCCGGTCTTGATCGGTATGGCGGAAGCGCAGAACAACCGAACCGGGCACAAGAGCCAGGCGCCCGTGCTGATCGGCGATGCGCGCGCGGCCCATCAGGTGATGCTCGGCGGCCAGGACAAACCGATGCTTGGCTTTGTGCGCATGACGCCGGAGCTGGCGGCAAACCGGCCGGCTCCGATGCTTGGTGCGGCATGACGCCTGACGAATGCCGCGAGCGGTTCATGGCCGCAGTGCGGGACGCTCGGGCCGGTCGGAACGGCAAGGCGCACGCGCTCATCACATCGGTGCGGGAACGCTTTGGGGATACGGCAGCCGAGACGGCGCGCCGTGAGTTACGGAATTTCGTGGATAGCGACAGGAAGGCATGACGAAACGAACAGCTTGGCCGATGCGAGTCGAGGCCGGAACAAAGAACGTCGGGACGGCGCGCGTCCGCGAAGATTCGCGTTCGAAGATGACGGCCGCGCAGCAAGCGATCTTTGATACGACCGGCAATCGCCCGCGAGTCGACGCCGGGTTCGACGACATTGGCGACGGGATAGATGCGGCGCCGGTCTTGACGCCGGCATACCGGCGGACCGACGCCAAGACGCGTATGCAGGCTCTTGGTCGATTGAAAGCCGGCGAGATGAACGAGACCGAAAAGCGCTACGCGGAACACTTGGAGGCGCGCAAGCAGACCGGCGAGATCGCTTGGTATCGCTTCGAGGGTATCAAGTTCCGCCTGGCTGACAACACGTTCTACACGCCGGACTTCGCCGTGATGCTGGCAGACGGGCACCTCGAAGCGCACGAGGTCAAGGGCCATTGGCAGGACGACGCGCGCGTAAAGGTCAAGGTTGCAGCGGATCAATATCCGGTGCGCTTCATCGCCGTGAAGGCAAATTCGAAGAAGGCCGGCGGCGGCTGGCAAGTGGAGGAATTCTGATGGCCGAGCGAAAAATGAGCCTCGCGCAGCGTCGCATTTGCGAGTGCCTGCAGAAAAACCCGGGTCTGGTTCAGCGCGAACTGGCAAAGAAACTTGGCATCACGGTCGAGGGCATCAAAAAGACCGTGCGGCATTTGATTGCGGGCGGCTATGTGAAGCGCGGGCGCCGTGATCGGAAAGGGGCGCTGCTGAGCCTCACTGGCAAGCCGTTCCCTCCGTCGAGCGAATGCATTCCGACGCATGTCAAACGGCAACTTGCAATCGACATTGGCATGAGTGCGTTGTTGCCGGCAATGCGTGCAATGGTCGCCGTCGGGCGGGCGGCGGCATGAAGCGGTCAGGTTTCGGGCCGCGAAAGAAACCGATGGCGCGTGGTTCGTGGTCCCGGAAAAGCTCACCGCTACCCGAGCAGGCGCCGCGAAAAATCGCAATGAAGCGCCGCCCCAAACGCCCGACCGTCGCCGAAGGCTCGAAGTATCTGGCGGCTTGCCGTGGCGAGCCGTGCTATCTGCGCGTGCCAGGCGTCTGTCGCTTCAATCCGCTCGACGAAACCGTGGTGCCGTGCCACTCGAACCAGTCGCGGCACGGGAAGGCTGGTCTGCTGAAGGCAAAAAACGAATTCACGGTTCCAGGCTGCATGTGGTGCCACGCATGGATTGATCAGAACCGCGTCGGCACGACGAAGCAGTCCAAGTTCGACGTTTGGGATTGGGCATTTGAGGAATGGGCGCCGGTGCGCGCCCGAAAAATGGGAGAGGCAAATTGCCAGTGATTCTTACGGTGCAGTTGCCAGCAGGGCGTCACTGCTTCAAGCGAAAGCACGGCATGGGGCCTGTGATCAGTTCCGAGATGCACCGGCCGCTTTTGACGACTGTCTACCGGATCGCTCGAATTCCGACCGTCAAGCGTCAAGTGATCGCAGTCGTCGAAGTTGACGCATTCATCCCGGAGCGCCACCGAACACACATCGCGCCAACTGATCAACGGTGGATAGAGCCCGGTGTCTTCCGAACGAAGGCGTACTGGGTCGACAACAAGAAGTCGCGCGTGCTCGGGCAGTTCCTTGAGAGCGGCGCACTCGAATTGGATTTGAGGGAGGCGGTATGAGCGCACACGCATACATCTTCTATGCCGACGTGCCGGAACGGCTGGTCGAGTCGGCTGTGCAGCATCGAGACAGCGAGACGGGCGCGCAGCTCATCGCGTTCGACGAATGCCCGTACAGCGGCGAGATCACGGAAACGCAACACGGCATCCAGATCGAGTACTCGTGGCCGGTCAACGTTACCTATCGGCACGCGCTCGGCGACTGGTTCACGCACCACGGTATCAGCTTCACGGTCGTCATGTGACGGCGCGGCAAGCGGTTCAAGCGTGTTTGTCAGAAACACTTGGAGAATAGCCCACATGAGAGATTTGCCGAAGAGCGTGCAGGAAATCGCCGACGTGATTGGCCGCGACAAGGCGTTGCACCTGATCCGCAGCCTGCCGACCTATGTAGCCGGCAAGCCGGGCAAGCGGTGCACGCGAGTGATGCTGTACGTTCCGCAGCGGTTGCGCTTGGATCATCCGCTGGTGCTGATCCTGGGCTTCGAGGATGCGGCGAAGATGGTTGACCACTTCGGCGGCGAATGCCTGCAACCGGCGAACTGCTCGGGGAACAAGGGCGGTCGCCCGAAGAAAAACCCCGACGTGGAATTAAAGGACCCCGAATCACAGAATGGCGACGTTATCCACCACGGGGTTTTGTCCATGCTGATGCCTTTCCACGGGGTTGCCCGTGCTTGAGTTCATCCACCGGTATTTTCCTGGCGCGGAATGGGCCGTTGCTGCCTTGTTCGGCTCCATGGTCGCGGTGCCGTTTCATGACGAGCTGAAGACGAAACGCGGGTTCGCCGTGTTCGTCTTTACGGGCGTCGTGTGCGGTTACTTTCTGACCGTGCCGACCATCCGCTACTTCCACATCAATCAAGACTCAGCCGGCGGCGTTGGCTTCTTGCTCGGTGCGTTCGGCGGCTCGCTGATTTCCGCCGTCCTTCGGGCGATCAAAGAAGCGGATCTGTGGGCGCTGGTGAAGTCGCGTTTCGGGGGCGGCGGCCAATGACCACCATCAACGTGATCGCCGCTTTCGTGCTGATGGCATGGGCGTGCTGGTGCGGTTTCTCGCGAAGCGTCAACGACGGCATCGTGGGCAAGTGCATCTACGCCTTGATCGCGGTGGCATCGCTTGCGATCGTCGTCGGAGAAGCCGAATTGCAGACGTATCGAATCCTGGTCGTGTGCTTTGCAGCTCTGGGCGTGCGGCATTACTACCTGCGCTACCTGAAGAAGCGCGTTTTCAAGAGGGCAACGAGCTAATGGCACGAATCAGTGCGCAACAGGCCGGCGGACAGAACCGCGTGGCCTTTCTCGACATGATCGCCGCGAGCGAAATCGGCTCGGCGCTTCTGGCGAAATCGAACGACGGCTACAACGTGTTGGTGGGTTCGACGCCGGCAAGGCCGATGCTGTTCTCGTCGTATGTGGCTCATCCGAACATCTACAACACGGTCCTGAATTCGACGGCAGCAGGGCGCTACCAACTGCTGTTCCGTTGGTGGGTGCCGTACCAAAAGCAACTGAAGCTTCCGGACTTCGGCCCGCTGTCGCAGGACATGGTGGCGTTGCAGCAGATTCGCGAGCGGAAGGCATTGCCGCTGATCGACGCGGGCCAGATTTCGGCAGCCATTGCGGCGTGCTCGAACATCTGGGCGTCGCTGCCGGGGAACGGCTACGGGCAGCACATGAACGAACTGTCGTTCCTGACGCGGGCATACCAGGCGGCTGGTGGGGTGGTGACGGTATGAATGCGCAAATGAAAGTGTGCAAGACATGCCCCGGTGCATACCGAGTGTTTGATACCGAGTCGGGGCAGTGCTTCGTGTGCAGAAGCGGTGGCCCGCTCCGCGACGGCAAGCCGGTGATTCCGCAGCCGCAGCCGATTTCCCGCAGCGCCGATCCAGCTCGGTGGATGCCGAGCAAGGGCGAAGTCGTCCTGGCCGTCGTGTGCCTGGGCGTGTTTGTGGCTGGCATGTTCGCCGGTCGTTATGGAACGGCGCCGGTTTGCGAGCCGGCGCATACATCGAGGGTCTATCAAGCGTGAATACCGATCAGGTCATCCAACAGCCGCAGTTCAATCGCATGGGGCCGACGCCGGTTCATCGCGATCCGGTGCCGAGCTATCAAACGCCCGTGGCACCTGAAACGCGCGGCGACGTTCCGGGGAACGAAAGCGCATGAGCATCTACGCAAAGCTGGTGGCCGCTGGCCTGATCGTCCTGATGCTGGCGGCATTCGGCTGGCGCATGCATCACGCGGGCTATGTGCGGGGCGCGGCCGAGGTGCAGGACCGCTGGGACCGGCAAACGGCCCAGGCGAGCCAGCAAACGCAAGCGGCTATCGCGCAAGCGGCCAGCGATGCCCTAGCGAATTCCCACGCGGCGGGGGTGGTATCGACCGCAGCAGAACAGCACCAGGCGAACGTCGCTCAGGTGCACGACCAACTGACGAAGCGAGTGCAGGACTATGCGAAATCTCAATCCGTATCGAGCGCGACACATGGCCAAGCGAACGCGGATCAACCTGGCCGTGCTGATAGCCCTGTCCTGGATGCTGACGGGCTGCGCATCTGGAACGATGCCAACGCCGGCACTGGTGGCGGTAACGGCAGCGCATCCGCAGGTGCGCGCGTCGCTGATGCAGGAGTGTCCGCAGCAGCTACCGGCGGCCGCTGACGGTCGGGTGGAAACGCTGCTTCAGAACCATGTGGATGTGGCCAGTCAGTACCACGCATGCCAGCAGCGCCAGGCCGATCTGGTGGAAGCGGTGCGAACGCAGGAGGGGATTGACATCGTGCCGTGATCGGTGGCAGGTCTGGCGTGGTTATCCACAGGAAATGCGGTATGTGGATATCCTGTGGATAACTTGGGTCCTTCCGGGAGGGGGTGCCTGCGGGGGTCAAAGCACCGCGAAGATAAAAATCTGAGTGGTTTTTGAAGCGCGGACTACGACTATCACCCCGACCGTAAGCAGTTGACTGCGAAACAGAAAGTGATTTTCCGGAAGTAGTTTACCTATGTCAACACGGGGAAAGGGAAGGGTAGTCAACCGCGCTGACCTGGCTGAAATCCACGGCGTTGCGCTGACGACCATCGACGCCTGGGTGCGCGCTGGGTGTCCGGTGTTGCAACGCGGCTCGCGCGGAATCGAATGGGCGTTCAACACGGCCGACGTGGCTCGCTGGCGCGAGGACGAGCGTGCGAAGGCCGCCGCCGGCACGGTGCCCGACGACGTGGAAAAGCTGGAGCTGCGCAAGCTCCAGGCCGAAACGCTCACGGCAGAGCTGAAGCTGGCGAAGGAGCGGGACGCCGTGGCACCAGTTGCCGAGTTCGAAAAGGCCACCGCCCGCCTGCTTGCCACCATCCGCACGAACATGCTCAACATCCCTGCGCGCGCCGCACTCCGGCTACTGGGCGAAACGAACGAGACTGCGTTTAAACGAGTTTTGCGAGAAGAAATCACCCTTGCGCTGGAAACGTCGGCCGACGCTGACGTAGTGCTGGACGACGACGAAGAAGAACAGGACGACGAAGAATGACGGACGCATTCGACCGCGAAAAGGCCGCGCGCTTGTGCGACGAGCTGGCCGCCGAACTGGCGAAGCTTGACCCGGAGCCCGAGCACATCCAGAAGGTTGGCGGTTGCCTCACGATGACGAAGTGGATGATGGAGCCGATGGCTAGGAATCTTCGGCTTGGCATCTACGATTGCCTTGTGCCGGGCGCAGAGCGTCCGCAATGGATGAAGGACTGATAACGCCTTTCATGCGTGACCTGTTCAGCAATATCCCCGCCATCGCGCGCGCCGTTCGCCGCGCCGCGCGCAACCTGATCCCGCCCGCCCACATGCTGCCGTCGCAGTGGGCCGAAGCGAATCTGAAAATCCCCGTCGGCAACTCCGTGCCGGGGATGATCCGCTTCGACAATGCGCCGTATCAGCGCGGCATGATCGACGCCATCGTGGAACCCGGCATCCGTCGCGTGTCGTACATGACGGGTGCGCAGCTTGGCAAGACAACGGTTCAGCAGGGCATCACTGGCTATTTCATCGAGCACGACCCCCGCAGCCAGATTTTCATCCAGCCCACGCAGGGCGACGTGCAGACGTTCCAGGAAACGAAGCTGCGCCCGATGCTGGACGCGAACCCGAAAATCGCGAAGCGCATGGCGAAGGCCCGCGGACGCGACGGCGCAAACAACAGCCGGATCATTTCGTATATCGGCGGCTGGCTGATGTTCGGCTGGGCCGGTGCGCCGCGCACGCTGCGCGGGCGCTCGGCGCCCGTCACCCAGGCGGACGAAGTGGACGGCATGACGGCCGATACGGGCGAAGGCGATCCGCTCGAGCTGCTGGCCCAGCGCGCGGCGACGTTCGGGGATTTGCAGCTTCGGACGGAAAGCAGCACGCCGACAATCAAGGGCGAGTCACGCATCGAAACGTCGTTCCTTGCCGGCGACCAACGGCGCTTCTATGTGCCGTGCCCGGATTGTGGCGAGCAGCAGTATCTGAAGTGGTCGCAAGTTCTCTGGAACGGCCGCGACAACCTGGAGGGAGACCAGGACCCCGACAGTGCGCGCTACGTGTGCGAGCACTGCGGCAGCTTGTGGGATGACGGACAGCGCGTGGCGGCAATCCGCACGGCCGAATCGAAGGGCGGAGGCTGGAAGGCGGCGAAGCCGTTCAAGGGGCACGCGTCGTTCCATGCGCCCGAAATGCTTTCGACGTTCCGCAAGCTGCGCGAAATCGTGCAGTCCTACCTGGACAAGCTGGCGGCCGGCGATCTGCAATCGTTCGTCAACGTGTCCCTGGCCGAGACCTTCGAGGAAACCGCAGAGAAGGCCGACCCGGAATCGCTCTACAACCGGCGCGAAGTGTACGCGGCCACGGTGCCGATGCACGGCCTCTACCTGACTGCCGGGGTTGACATGCAGCCGGACCGGCTGGAAGTCGAAATAGTGGCGTGGGGGCTGTTCGAGCGGTCATGGTCGGTTGCGTACCGCGTGCTGTGGGGCGATCCGCTGGCGGGCGACGTATGGGACGACCTGGACGACCTGCTGGCCGAGGAATGGCAGCACGAAAGCGGGGCCATGCTGAAGGTTCAGGCCACGTGCGTGGATACAGGCGGCAACAAGGGCTATACGCAAAGCGCGTATGAGTACGTGCGCGCTAGGTCGGGGCGCCGCATTTTCGCTATCAAGGGGGTGCCGGGGTGGGGCCGCGCGATTGTCGAGAAGCCGCAACGCAAGCAGTCGGGTAAGCGCAGCCGGAAGGTGGATCTGTTCCTGGTCGGCGTAGACGAAGCGAAGCGGGTTGTCATGCGCCGTTTGGCGCTGCTGAAGGATGAGCCAGGCTATTGCCGTTTCCCGGTGGACGACGACCACGGCGAAGACTACTTCAAGCAACTGACGGCCGAAAAGCTGGTGACGAAGTTCGTGCGCGGCTTCCCCGTGCGGGAATGGCACAAGCCGGAAAAGGCGCGCAACGAAGCGTTGGACTGCCGGGTATACGCGCTCGCCGCGCTGAAGATCATGAATCCAAGCATGAAGGCGCTGGCAAAAAGGCTCATTTTGGATGCCAAAACGAGTATCCAGAGCGAAGAGACTCCGGAAAGCACCGAAAAATGGGCGGAAACCGTCGCAAACAGGGCTATCCGCCTGAAAGAGACGCTGGAAAAGGTCCGCGATGCCGCCAGTGCGGGGAAGCGAAACCCACACGTGGAACCGGATGCCCGAAACGGCAAAACTCCGGTTATCAAACGGGCGAAATCGCTTACCGCAGGCCGTCGCCGTGGAGGGTTCGCCACAAACTGGTAACACATGCGCGGCCAATTTCCGATCAGCATTCGTGCAGGCGTCACATTTGACCAAACCTTCCGGCTGAACCAGTACGAAGCGCCCACGTGGGCGCTTTCCGTGCTGCTGCGCGGCCCGAAGGCCATCAACATTTCGAGCAGCGCGGCCGACAGCGGCGCGCACCGCGCGCAGGCCGACGCGACGACGACGGCAGCCTGGCCCGCCGGCGAATACCTGTACTCGGTACGCGTCACTTCGGGCGCGACGGTGCGGGAAGTCGCGAGTGGCCTGGTCACGGTCGAAGCCGACTTGATGGGCATACAGGACGGCGCCGACGCTCGCTCGCATGCCCAGCGCACCCTGGATGCTCTTGAGGCCGTGATCGAAAAACGCGCAACGCGCGACCAGGAGCGCTACACGATCAACAACCGCGAGCTCTGGCGCACGCCGATTGGTGACCTGCTGAAGCTGCGAGACTACTACCGCGCCGAGCTGCGCCGCATGAAGGCGGTCCAGCGCGGGAATCTGTTCGGGCAACAGGTAAGGGCGGTGTTCTGACATGGGCTTGTTCGATTTCATCCGCTCGCGCGGAGTCGTGCCAGCGAAGCGCGCCCAGGTCCCCGATGCGCGCCCGGCGCAAGCGATGCGCGCCGCAGCGCGCGCCATCCGTTCGGCGTTCGAGTTCAAGGCCGCCGCCGGCGGCCGGCTGACAGGCGGATGGTCCGCCACGACCGTTCCGGCGGACTGGATCATCACGCGGAACCTTCGCCCGCTGGTCGCGCGCTCGCGCGAACAGTGCATGAACAACGATTACGCGAAGTCGTTCCTGCGCCTGTGCCGCCAGAACATCGTCGGCCAGAACGGCGTCGTCATGAAAGCCGCTTTCAAGAAGCCGCGAGGCGGCATGGATGCGGAAGTCAACGCAGCGCTGCGCGGCGCGTGGGCGAAGTGGGGGCACAAGAAGAATGCGAGCGTTACCGGGAAGCGCTCTTGGGCGGCCATCCAGCGGCAGTGCGTGCAGAGTGCGGCGCAGGACGGTGAATTCTTCGTCCGCATCGTGACAGGTGCCGACGCGGGCCCGTGGGGCTTTTCGCTTCAGGTCATTGACCCGCTGCGGGTTCCGATCGACTACAACGTCGACCAGTACAACCACAAGAATTTCATTCGGCACGGCATCGAGTTCACGCAATACGGGCGGCCTGTCGCGTACCACTTGACGACGGTTGACGAGGGCGAAGCCGAATACCAATACGGTGGCGTCGGATATGTCCGCGTGCCGGCGGATGAAATGGTCCACGGGTTCATCGAAGACCTGGTGGGCCAGAAGCGCGGCTTGCCGTGGATGGCCACGGCGCTGTTCCGCTTGAATCACATGGCAGGCTTCGAGGACGCGGCGATCATCAATGCGCGCGTGGGCGCGTCGAAGATGGGCTTCGTTCAGTGGCAAGAAGGCCGCGCGCCTGAATTCGATGATGGCGACGAGCCGGGCCTGGAGTTCGACGCCGAGCCGGGTACGTTTCCTGTTCTCCCCGATGGCGCGGAGCTGAAGGAGTGGCTGCCGCAGTATCCGGCGGGCGAGTTCCTTCCGGTCTACAAAACGCTGCTGCGCGGTGCGTCTGCAGGCATGGGCGTGGCCTACAACAACCTGGCGAACGACCTGGAGAACGTCAATTTCTCCAGCATCCGCCAGGGCACGCTGGACGAGCGCGAGCACTGGAAGGAAATGCAGGAATGGCTTATCGAAGACCTGATTCAGCCGGTCTTCGAAGCGTGGCTTCGCTACAGCCTGCTGAAGGGCCGAATCAAGACGAGCAACGGCACCCCCTTGTCTGCCGCGCTTCTCGAAAAGCTCGCCGACGCAGTGACCTGGCAGCCGCGCCGCTGGCAGTGGATCGACCCGACTGCGGATGTAGAGGCGGCAATCAATTCCATGAATGCGCTGTTGGCCAGCCCCGGCCAGATCATCCGCGATTGGGGTAACGACCCATCCGAAGTGTGGGCCGAGATCGCGGCAGACATCAAGGCGATGAGAGACGCCGGCATTCCCGAGCAATACATCATGGGCCTGCTTGCTGGAAAGCTGGCCAGTCCGACCGCGAGCGAAGGCGCGCACCCCAACAGCTAAGAACATGCCCGAAATCAAAGATCAACTTTCCGTTCGCGAAATCAACAGCCGGGGTGACTTCGTGCGCCAGGCCGAAGTCGTCGGCATCGACGTGGAGGCCCGCACGGTTGAACTGGCGTTTTCGTCTGAGACTCCGGTGCGCCAGTGGTATGGGATGGAAATCCTGTCCCACGCGCCCGACGCGGCCGACCTGTCACGTTTAAACGATGGCGGAGCGCTGCTGATGGACCACAACTGGGGCGACCAGGTGGGCGTCATCGAGTCGGCGCGCATTGACGGCGATGGGCGTGGCCGCGCCGTGGTCCGCTTCGGAAACGGCGCTCGCGCCAGCGAGATTTTCCAGGACGTGCAGGACAAAATCCGCCGTCACGTGTCGGTCGGCTACCGCGTCCTGGAAATCGTCCTGACGGAACAAAGCGAGGACGGCCCGGACGTGTACACGGTCACGCGCTGGCTGCCCTATGAAATCAGCTTCGTGGCGGTTCCGGCGGACACCACGGTGGGCGTCGGCCGCTCGCTCGCGCCGGAAAACCCACACGTGGAACCGGTGGCCGCGCCGCAAGAGAATCAGCCCGTGCCCAGTGTCGGGCGAAGCGAAAACCATTTGACAGGACAGCGAAACATGCCCGATTCGGTGCAGGAAACGCAACAAACCATCGACGCCAACGCGGTGCGCCGCGAGGGCAGCGAAGCCGAGCGCAGCCGCGTTCGCGAAATCATCGAAATGGGCGACCAGTACGGTGCGGCCGACCTGGCGCGCGACTTCGTGAAAGACGGCAAGTCCGCCGCCGAGTTCCAGCGTGCGCTGCTGGAGCATGTCGAGAAGCGCCAATCGCGCCCGCTGTCGGATCAGACGCGTGATGCGGCGGTCGGCCTGACCGACAAGGAAGTCGGCCAGTACCGCTTCATGAACGTAGTTCGCGCGCTGGCGAATCCGACCGATCGGAAGGCGCAGGAAGGTGCGGCGTTTGAAATCGAGGCGAGCCGGGCGGCCGCCGATAAGCTGGGCAAGGAAGCACAGGGCATTCTGGTGCCGCCCGAGGTTCTGGCGCGCTCGCTGAATACTGGTTCGAACGGTCAGACGGGTGCAGGCAGCACGGGCGGCGCATCGGTCGCAACCGACCTTCTGGCGGTCGCGTTCATCGATCTGCTGAAGAATGCGACCACCATCATGCGGCAGGGTCGCGTGCTCGGCGGTCTGGTCGGCAACATCGATATTCCGAAGAAAACGTCGCGCTCGCAGGGCTACTGGATCGGAGAAGAAGACAATGCGCCGGAACAGGAAATGGACCTGGGCCAGATCGCGCTGTCGCCGAAGACCGTCGCGGCCTATTCGGACATTTCGCGCAAGCTGATGCAGCAGTCCAGCCTGGACGTGGAGGCGCTGGTGCGCGCTGACCTGGCCGAAGCGCTGGGCCTGGCCATCGACCTGGCGGGCTACTACGGATCGGGCAGCGACCATCAACCGCGCGGCATCGCGAACTACACGGGCATCAACGCTGTTCCGTTTGCCGGCACGTTCCCGACCTACGCTGAAATCGTGGCGATGGAAACGGCTATCGCGTCGAAGAACGCGGCCGTGGAGAACATGGCCTATGTCGTGGACGCGGCGACCAAGGGCGCGGCGAAGACCACCCAAAAATTCCCCGGCACGCCGACTGGCGCGACCCTGTGGGAGCAGGGCGACACCATGAACGGCTATCGCACCGAGGTGACGAACCAGTTGCACGACGGCGACGTGTTCATGGGCAACTTCGCCGATCTCATCATCGCGCTGTGGGGTGGCCTGGACCTGACGGTGGACAAGACGTCCCTTTCGAAGTCGGGCGGTACGCGAATCGTCGTGTTCCAGGACGTGGATTTCGCGCTGCGCCGCGTCGAGTCGTTCGCGCTGGGCCGCAAGAAGGCTGGTGCATAACGGGCAGCGCCCGGTAGTAACGAAAACGGGCCGCACTGACGCGGCCCGTTTCGCAAGAGGATATGAAAATGGCCTTCGAGCGTGGCGTAGTGGTGGAGCTGACGCGACCGGTGTTCGTGGACGGCGAAATGATGGAGGCGGGCGACCTGGTGGAGATGCCCGCGAGCGAGGCGCGCGCGATGAAGGCGCGGAAACAGGCGCGCGACCCGCAGGAACGGGCCGGCAAGGGCGCGGCAAAGGGTAGGGGTGCCTGATGCCTTCGCATCCGTCCTGGGACGACCTGGACGAATTCCTGGAGTCCGACGATTTCGCCAGCCTGGCAACCATCACGCTGAAGGGCGGTGCCGTGCTGCGCGATGTGGCGGGCATCTTTGAAGAGCCGGGCATGTCCGCGGCGATCGGCACGTTCGAGCAGGACACGACGCGGCCGACGTTCCTTTGTAAGTGGTCGGACGTTTCGGCGGTGCGTCGTGGCGACCTGTTCGTGATTCCCGACGACGCCGGCATGCTGAAGAACTATGAGGCGCACAAGACGCCAGCGCGAACTGGTGACGGCATGGCCGTGGTGTCCCTGGAGCCGTCGCTTTGATCGATATCTCGATAGACGAAATCGGCCTGGAGGGCATCGAAGCCTTCCTGGCCGCCACGCCGAAACAGGTTGATGCGGCGATGGCATCTACGTTCATCAAGATGGCTCGCTGGCTCACCACCAGGTCGGTGCGCGAGCTGGCGAAGCATTTGAAGCTGCCGCAGAAGGAAGTGCGCCGACGCCTGCGCACCTTTCGCCTGGCGCGTGTGGCGGGCGGCAAGGGCGTGCGTGTCTGGTACGGCCTAGACCCGATGGGCATGATCCACCTGAATGCCAGGCAGACGAGGCAGGGCGTTACTGCCTACGGCGGGCGCTTTGTGAAGGGCGCATTTATCGCGAACGGTCGAGCCGGGGCGGGCGGCCCTGCATCGAGCAATCGCCAGGTGTTCGTCCGCGAAGGAAAGGCACGTCTGCCGATCAAAAAGGTATCCGTGGAGCTGGGCGACGAGGCGCAGACGTACATCGAAGACCATCTGCTGTCCGGCGCGCAATTCACCGCGCGGTTTTTCAAAGTGTTCGAACACGAGCTGAAATGGCGACAAACACGGTAGTTCAGGTATCGGCATATCAGGATGCCGTGGTGGCCAAGATCCGGGCCGCGTTCCCTGACTTCAAAACGGTGGAGTTCGACCGCGAAGAAGTGGACCGCGACGAGCTGGAGGCATGCGACCTGCCGGCGATCCTTCTTGACCTGAACGAGTTCGAAGAGGCCAGCGAAGACGATCGTGGCAACGGCCAATCGCCGATGCGCGGGCGCGTCGAGGCGCGCGTGGTCATCGGGTATCGCACGACGCGAGCGAAGACCGCAGCGCGCGCGGCAGCCGGCACCCTGGCTGCCTGGATGCGTTTGCGCCGCTTCACGGGCGAGAACGTATGGACTGAACCGGCGAAGGTGATCGGGGCATATCGCGACGACTTCTCGCCAGGCATGGACCGATACACGGTTTGGCGCGTGGAGTGGGCGCAGGTTTTGCACCTGGGCGAAGACGTTTGGAAGGATGGCGGCACGACGCCGGGCAACCCGACTTACAGCTTTTCGCCAGACATTGGCTTGGGGAACGAGGCGCATTACCAGCCGCTGCTTCCATCGGGAGCGCGGGCATCATGAGTCAAGACATTGGCGAGCTGCAGCGGCAGATTTCCCAGCTTGTCCGCATCGGCGTGGTGATCGAGCTGGTCGCGGGGACCGACACGGCAATCGTGGAGATTGGCGGGGTCAATTCTGACCCGATGCAATGGACGACGCAGCGCGCCGGACCTGATGCCGACTGGTGGGCGCCAGAACCTGGCGAGCAGGTGGTGGTGTTCGCGCCGTTCGGCGACATGGCCCAGGCGTTCATCGCTTTCTCGCTGTACCAGGACCAGTTCGCCGCGCCGTCCACAAATCCGAATGTGCGTCGCCGGACTTACAAGGATGGTGCGGTGGAGCAGTACGACCGCAGCGCGCACGCCTACCTGCTTTCCATCCCGAGCGGCGGCAGCTTCACGGTTCAGGTTGGCGGCTCGTCCATGACGCTCACTGACGGAAAACTGACGTTCAACGTGGCGCAGGTTGAGCACGTTGGCGACCAGGCGACGTTCGGCGGCCAGGCGGTGGTGAAAAAGCTGCTGACCTGGTTGTCTGGTGTCGCGGGCAATGCAGGGAGTGGTGGTGGCGCAAACAGCATCCAGGGCGGCGTCAACGTGACGCAAGGCGACGTGGTTGTGGATGGCATCGGCGTGAAGGCTCACCACCACATCGAGCACGACGGGCCGCCTACCGGTTCCGCCCAGGCGTAAGACTAAACCCACACGTGGAACGGGAGACTGGCGAAAGCCAGAATCCCGTCCATGAACGGCACCTGCTCCACGACCGGAAAACCGCTTTCCGGCATTGCTCACCTGAAGCAATCCATTGCGGACATCCTGAACACCCCGAAGGGTAGCAGGGTGATGCGTCGCGAGTACGGCAGCGATCTGCCCGAACTGGTGGACGCGCCCATGAATCTCTCCACTCTGTCGCGCATCTACGCGGCGACCGCACGTGCAATCCATCGGTGGGAACCGCGCTTCAAGGTGCGGAAAGTGACCGTGGTGAACGCGCAGCCTGGCGCGCTGGAACTGGACCTGTACGGCACGTATCTGCCGGACGGCCAGCCGGTAAAGCTCGATGGTATTCGGGTGGCGTAATGTCGAGCGCCTATATCGCCGTCGATCTTTCGACGCTTCCGCCGCCGCAGATTATCGAAGCCCTGGATTTCGATACGATTTTTGCGGACCTGCTGGCCGAGCTGATTTCGCGCGACAGCAGCTTTACCGCGTTGGTTGAATCCGATCCGGCCTACAAGGTTTTGCAGGTCGCGGCGTATCGCGAAACCTTGCTGCGTCAGCGCGTGAATGAGGCGGCGCAGGCGCTGCTGTTGGCGTATGCCGTGGATGGCGACCTGGACCAGCTTGGCGCGAATTTCGACGTCCAGCGCCTGGTGGTCACGCCGGCGGACAACACAACCATTCCGCCGACGCCGGCCGTCATGGAGCGGGACGAAGCGTTCCGCGCGCGCATTCAACAGTCTTTCGAAGGCTTCAGCAGTGCCGGCCCGGTTGGCGCATACCAGTTCCATGCGCTGTCCGCGTCTGGCCTGGTGCTCGACGTGAGCGTTACGACGCCGCAGGCGGGGACGGTGCTAGTCACTATCCTGCATGCGAACGGGGACGGCGGGGCAGTGAATGACGTGAATGGCGCGCTGATTGCGACGGTGCGCGCAGCGCTCAATGCTGACAACGTGCGACCGCTATGCGACACGGTTCTTGTGCAGTTCGCGACGATTCTCCCTTACTCCATCAACGCAACGCTGGAAATCGATGCCACGGTGGACCAGGACGCGGTGCTGTCGCTCGCGCGAGCGCAGGCGCAGGTGTATGCGAACAGGGTTCACAAGTGCGGCGGCGCTCCAACAATTGCGGGCGTCTATGCCGCTCTGTGGGTGACGGGCGTTCAAAACGTGACGCTGAATGCGCCGGGCATCCAGGCTGACATGGCCGCGGCAAAGACGCAGGCGTCGTACTGCACCGGCGTGACGGTGGGCGGGGTGAAGGTCTGATGGCGGATGCCAGCCTGCTGCCGCCGAGCGCGACGAGGCAAGAGCGCGCGATTGCGCTGTCTCTGTCGCGCCTGTCTGCCGTTCCAGTTCCGCTTCGAACGCTCTACAACCCGGCGACTTGCCCCGTTGATCTTCTGCCGTGGCTCGCGTGGTCATACTCGGTCGGCGAATGGGATAGCGCGTGGCCCGAAGCGACGAAGCGAGCTGTTATCGCGTCCAGCGTTGCCGTGCACCGAATCAAGGGGACGAAAGCGTCTATCACGATGGCGCTGGCTGCGGCGGGATATCCGGACGCAACGGTCATCGAGGGCGATTCGGATAACTCATACAACGGCGCGGTGCAGTTCGATGGCAAGGCGACATATGGGGCGGCGAACACGACGAATTGGGCGCATTACCGTGTGCGTCTTGGCCACCCCATTTCAAACACTCAGGCCGAACAGGTGAAGCGAATCCTGGCGGCGACAGCGCCGGCGCGGTGCGTGCTGGTGGCTCTCGAATTCGACGCTGTGGCCGCGACGTATAACGCGGCGATTAATTTCGATGGCACCTATAACTATGGGATTGTTGGCTGATGGCAAATCAACCTGAACAGGATCAGTGGGACGCTGGGGTATATCAGATTGAAAAGACTGATCCGGTCTTGGGCGGCCTTGGCGGCATTGCGAACGCGCCGCTTTTGAACCTGGCGAATCGCACGAAGTACCTCTACAGCCGCATTCAGGAAATCTTGGGTGTCGGCAAGGGCTACGCGATCGCTGGCGGGACGGCAAACGCCATCACGTGCAGCTACACGCCGGCCGTTTCGGTCATCGCTGACGGGCAGACTTTCAAGGGCAAGGTGGCGGCGGCCAACACGGGGGCAACGACGTTCACACCGAACCCGGCGGCCCAGGGCGGCATTGCGCCGCTTCCGATTTATGGGCTGGATCTTCAGCCGCTGTCCGGCGGCGAAATCGTCGGCCAATTCGCGGTTCAGTACAACGCGAGCCTGAATAGTGGCGGCGGAGCCTTCGTCCTGGTTGAGAATCCGGGGGGCATCGCTCGCGCTATCGCGCTGGCGGTGGCCGACAACAGCGCAGCGATTGCGCCCACGTCATGGATTCGGTCGATTTTTGCGCCGCTCGCGTCACCTGCATTCACGGGTAGCCCGCAGGCGCCCGTTCCGCCGCAATTCGACAACACGACGAAGCTGGCAACTACGTCGTTTGTGCAGCGTGCGCTCGGCAATATGCAGATGGGTGTGCGAATTCAGTCTGCTGCGAATGCCACTTTCGCGGCATCGCAGGCAGGTGGCTCCTACTCGCTCGAAGTTGCATCGACTACTTATACCCTCCCGCCGCTATCGTCGGTTTTGCCCGGAGCTGCATTCGAATATCTCGCGACGGTAAACGCTGCGACGGTTGCGACGGCAGGGGCCGACAAGATGATGACCGGTTCGCTTGTGTCGTCGTCGACGTGCGTGCTGAACAACGGCGATACGGCGAAATTCGTGTCGAACGGTACGTATTGGGTGCTCGCCGGCGGATCGGCAGCGTTGCGCCTATCGCTCGGTGATTTTGGCTCGTCGCTCGCCACCAACGGCTATCAGAAGCTGCCGAGCGGGCTGATTATACAGTGGGGTACAACGACGGTTTCATCGTGGATAACGACCACTTCGAGCGGAACGAATCTGGCCAGCTACCAGGGTGCGCTATCCGTCATATTTCCAATTGCGTTCCCCAATGCCTGCTTAAATCCATACGCATTCCCACAATCATGTGCTCAGTATGGCGCGTGGGGTGCATCAACCGCGTTTCCTGGCACGTACTCCAAAACGTCTATGAGCGGGCCAGTGCTAGCTACTTGCAACCCTATTAGTATGATTCTCAACTGGATCGCGATCGGATACTAAATCATGGGTCAAAAATTCGCAGCCTTCGACGCGCAAGGCAACATCACTGCGTTCTACGACAGCATCGACAGCCCCGTTCCGGAAGGAATCCAAGCTATCGAAATCACCAATGCCGAATGGCAGATGTGCATCAGTCAACAAGGCCAGTGGCATGTGTCGAGCGGGGCGCTTGCGCGGGTTCCGCCACCGACCGCTGCCGAGCAACTCGCATCCGCAAAGGCATCGGCAATTGCGGCGCTGAGCGCGGCATGCCAGGCAGCAATCCTGGCTGGTTTCACATCGTCGGCCACTGGCTCGGCAACGTTCTACCCGACGACGGACACGGACCAACGCAACCTTCAGAGTTCCGCCCTGGCTGCCGCGTGGAGCGTTGGAACGGCTGACTGGCATGCGTCCCTGTGGTGCCGGCAGGGCGACGCCTGGGCGTATGTCACGCACACGGCCCAACAGGTGCAGCAAGTGAACGCGGACTGGGTGACGTTCCGCACGTCGGCGCAGCAGAAATATGCAGCCGCCATCGACAAGGTGAACGCAGCCACGACCGTGGACGCTGTGCGAGCTGTCGCGGTCTAGTCGCAGGTGTCGTTTAAACAGAATAGCCGCCCACGGGCGGCTTTTTGCGCTTAAACCCCCACGTGGAACGTAAGTCATGCAAACGAGATTATGTCGGCAATCTGAAACTAGATCGCCACATAGGCCAACATGAGCACTGACTTTTTGCATGGCGTCGAGGTCCTGGACATTGACGACGGCCCGCGCAGCATCAGCGTTGCGTCGAGTTCTGTTATCGGCATCGTCGGCACTGCGCCGAATGCCGACCCGATCGCATTCCCGCTCAATAAGCCGGTTCTCATTGCCGGCTCGCGAAAAGAGGCGGCGAAGTTGGTTGCATTCAGTTCGTCGACCGACAACGGCACGCTGCCGGATGCCATCGACTCCATCCTGAACCAGGCGAAAGCCGTTATCGTCGTCGTGCGTGTTGACGTTGCTCAGGATGCGGCAGCGCAGCGTGCGCTGGTGATCGGCGGGACGGACGCGAACGGCAACTATACGGGGCTTCAGGCGCTGATGGCGTCGGAGCACGAGCTTGGATTCAAGCCGCGCATCGTCATCGCGCCGGGCTTCACGCACCAGCGCGTCGCCGACGGCGTTTCAACGCTTTCCGTTGACACGCACGGTGCCGGCTATACCGATGGCACGTATACGCTGGACGTGTCCGGCGGTGGCGGAGGCGCTGGCGCACTGGCTACCGCAGTCGTGAAGAATGGCGCGGTTTCGTCCTGCACGCTGACGCGCAACGGCTTCCATTACACGCAGCCGCCCACGTTCGCCATGCCGGCAGCAGCCGGCACGTCGACCGAGGCGGCGGTTTTCCATGCAACGGTCGGCGTCGTCGGCAACGCTGTGGTGGGCGTTCTGCAGGGCACCATCCTGAATTCGCTGCGCGCGATCGTAATCGCGGACGGCCCCGGCACGACCGATGCCGACGCAATCGCGTATGCCGGCGATTTCGGCAGCAGGCGCATCTACCTGGTTGATCCGCCGGTCACGAAGACCGATTCGCGCGGCAACAACGTGGTTTCCTATGCGAGCGCATGCGCCGCCGGCCTGCTGGCCCAGATCGACAACGACAAGGGGTTTTGGTGGTCGCCGTCGAACCAGATCATCAGCGGTATCACGGGCACGGCGCGGCCCATTGATTTCACGCTGGGCGATACGACGAGCCGAGCCAACCTGCTGAACGCCAAGAACGTCGCGACGATCATCCGCCAGAACGGGTTCCGCCTGTGGGGCAACCGCACGCTTTCGAGTGATCCGAAGTGGGCGTTTCTGTGCGTGGTTCGCACCGCTGACATCATCGCGGACAGCCTGCAAGCGGCGCACCTGTGGGCGGTGGATCGGGGCATCACGAAAAACTACGTCAGCGACGTGGTGGAGGGCGTGAACGCGTTCCTGCGCAGCCTGACGGCGAAGGGCGCAATCCTGGGCGGCAAGTGCTGGGCCGACCCGGATCTGAACACGCCCGACCAGATCGCTGCCGGCAACGTGGCGTTCGACTTTGATTTCGGGGCGGTCAATCCGGCCGAGCGTGTGACGTTCCGCAGCCACATGACCAACGGCTATATCACCAGCATTTTTTCGACTTCGACGGGTTCGTAATCCATGCCGATCCAAGACATTCGCAAGTACTTCAACGTCTTCTATAACGGCTTCGGCATGGCGGGGAAGTGCGAGGAGTTCAACCCGCCGAAGCTCACCGCGAAGCTCGAGGAGTTCCTGGGCGGCGGCATGTTTACGCCGGTCGAAATCACGATGGGCATGGAAAAGATGGAATCGGATTTCACGCTCAAGTCGTTCGACAAGGGGGTGCTCGGCACGTTTGGCGTGACGGAAGGGTCGAGCCTTACCGTTTTCCTGCGTGAAGTCCTGGAAGACGACGAAGGCCAGGAAACCGGCGTGATTCACACGATGCGCGGCAAGGTCAAGGAGATCGACCCGGGCACCGTGAAGACGGGCGAGGCGGCAAGACTGAAGACGACGATGGCGCTCAAGTATTACCGCTTGGACCACGGCGGCACGACTGTTCTGGAAATCGACAGCGTGAACATGATTTTCAAGCAGAACGGCGTGGACAAGCTGGCGAACGCCCGCAGCCTTCTGGGCATGTAAGGGCATCCGGGCCAGCGCGTGGCGCTGGCCTGAAACTCACTTTCAAGACAACGAGGGAACACCATCATGGCTCGTACCAGTGCGAACGCATCGGGGAATGACGAGAAGAAGCCGAATCCGGTGGATTTCGTGGAATACGGCGACGGCTACGCAGATATCACGCTGTCGCGACCGCTCACGATGGGCGACGCGAAGGTGTCGGTGGTCCGCATGCGCGAGCCGGAAGTGCGGGACAACCTGGCCCATGAAAAGGCGAAGGGCAGCGAAGGCGAAAAGGAGGTGACCGTGTTCGCCAATCTGCTGGAACTGTCGCCGGAGCAGATTGGCCGCATGCCGCTGCGTGACTACCGCCGGCTGTCGGCGGCTTATTCGGGTTTTCTCGACTAGCGCCCGACTACATCCGAAGCGGTGCGCTTGCCCTGGCCAGTCATACCGGCTGGGGCGAATCGGAAATTCTATCCATGCCTGTATCGCGGTTCATGTGGTGGCTGAAAGGGCTGGAGTGATGGGCTAGCGAAGCATGGCGAATCGGCGTTTAAACGCAACTATCGTAATCGGCGGGGCCATCGCGCCCACGCTGAAAAGCACTTTTGGCGCGGTCAACAAAGGCATTTCCGGCGTTGGCAAATCGGTGCAGGACCTGGAGCGCCGTCAGAAGCTGCTGGGGCGCTCGATTCGTGAGTTCGGGCGGGCCGGCAAGGACGTTGACGGCCTGCGCAGTTCGTATGCGAAGCTGACCCAGGAGCTGGACCGCGCGCGCCGTGCCCAGGACCGGCTGGCGACCGCGCGTAAGCGTGCGGAGACCATCGTGGGGGTGGGCGGCTCTGTTCTGCGTGGCGTGGGCGTCGGCGTCGCTGCGGCTGGCCTTGCGGCGCGCCCGCTGCTCGGCGCTGCAATCGAGCGCGAAAACGCCATCAACGTGATTCGCAATTCCGGCGTGTCGAAAGAAGAAGCCGACGCGATGGTGAACGCCGCGAAGAATTCAAAGCAGTTCGGCGTATCCATCACCAGGGCAACTGATACCGTCGGCGAGCTGCGCACGGCGCTGGGTGATGCGCACCATGCTATTGAAGCGCTTCCGACTACGCTGAAGGCAATTTCCGGCCTGCAACTCTACAATCGCGGCCACAAAAACCAGATTGGCGAGGATGCCGCGTATAGCCTTGCGAAGATCGCGGAGGAACGCGGCGGCGCTTCATCCCCGGAAGCGTTGCGCGAAAAGCAGAACTGGGCATTCAAGGCACTTACCGGCTCTAACGGCGTCGTTACCGCGGACGATCAACTGACCGCAATTCGTCGCGGCAAAGCGGCAGTGGCGGCAATGGACGACCGTGCGTTCTTCGGCGATACGTTCCTGATGCAGGCAATGAGCGCGGCCGGCTATGGCACCGCAGAAAGCACGCTCTTTAATGCATGGATCGGCGGCCACCAGACGCATAGCGCGTTCGATCACATGATGAAGTTGGGGCTGCTTGATAAGAGCAACGGGAAGGTTAAGTTCGACAAGACGGGCAAGGTAAAAACGGTTTCGCCCGATGCTCTGATTCACAATGACCTGTTCATAAAGGACCGCCAAGCGTGGGTGGACAAATACCTGATCCCCATCGCCAAGGCGAACGGCGTCGATATGAACGACCCAGCGCAGATTGCGAAGTTTGCGGCCAGCATCGCGTCTAACCCGAACGCCGCGAATATCATTACGCAGCGCATGCGGTTTTCGCAAAGCATCGCAAAGGACCGGCACAACGTTGATATCGCAAACGGTGTGGACGAGTCTGACGCGGCCAATCGCGAGTCCACTGCCGGCAAGGTCGACAACGCCCGCGCTCGCTTGGATGACGCAGAGGCGCGCATGGGTAACGTTCTGCTGCCGGTATTCGCCAGCGCGATGGAGAAGGCGGCGTCCGCCCTGGAAGGGCTGAACAAGTTCGCCGACGAGTCGCCAACCGCGTTCAAGGTCGCAACTGTCGGATTCGTCGGTCTCACGGGCGCTGTGGCTGCCCTGACTGTGGCCGGCGGTGTATCGAAGCTGGCGACCGTCGGGCTTACTGCCGCAATGACCACGCTGGGCGGATCGATGGACACGACAGCGGCAACCGCCGGGCGCGCGTCCACGGGCCTGATGGGGTTCCTGGGCAAGCTGGGCCTGGTTGGTGCGCTGTCTACCACTGCGCTGGCCGCCGCCAAGGCTGCCGGCCTGCCCGACGTCGACGAATCGCAGGGCGTTAAGGACGTGAGGGCGGGGAGCTGGCTTTCCGCATCTGCACATCTTCCTGCAGGGACATTTTTGCGCGCCTATTCAGCGCATTTGATGGGGCGGTCAAACGATGAAATCGCTGCGTCGGTTTCTGGTGGCGAGAATCCATCCGAACTGCTTCCCAAAATCCCGCCGAGGGCAACGGCTGGCAATGCTGGAGCGCCTGCGCAAGACAACCGGCAATATCACATAACGATTCACCAGCAGCCTGGTCAATCTGGCGCGAGCGTGGCCAATGACGTAACGAAGAAGCTGGGCGGCCCGGCAAAAGCCGGCCTTGGTTCCGGCCTGTATGACACGGGGTTTTAAGACATGGCAGCAGATAGCGGAAACATGCCCACGATGATGGTTCTGGGCGACTACCTGTTTTCCATCAACACGCTCGTATTCCAGGAGTGGGCGCGCTCGACTGAGTGGCGGTGGCCGGCGCAGGAGCGCATGGGCCAGTATGACGCCCTGCAATTCACCGGGCCGGGGCCGGATACGCTTGAGCTGCCCGGCGTCCTGTTCCCGAACTGGCGGGGCGACATAAACGGCCTGGACGAGCTGCGAAGCATGGGCGATGACGGCCAGCCCTATCAGCTTGTGGACAGCATGGGCTATGTGCAGGGCCGCTGGATCATGGAGCGCCTGGACGAGCGGCAGTCTCATCACATGGTGGACGGAACCCCGCAGAAGGTCGATTTCACGTTGCGCCTGCGCAAGTTCGATGACGGCGAGGAAACCGACGACGGCGCGAGCATCCTGGACAAAGCCACGGGCGCACTATCGTCCGTTGCAGGCGCCGGCAGTGCGCTTTCTGGGGTCGCTGGTGTGGTCGGGAAAATTCAGAGCGGTGCTGCGTCGGTGCTGGGCGACCTTAAAAGCGCGGCCGCTCAGGTTCAGGCGGCCGTCGCCCCGGTGCTTGCGGACGCGGCGAGCGTAGTTGGCGCAGTGAATCGCGGAATCGCCGTGGTGAACGACATCCGCAACGTTGCTTCCCAGGTGGAGCAGCAAGTGAAATCCATTGGAAATATCGGGGCGGCGCTGAGTGGCGCAACAACCTTGTTCGAAAAGGCTCGGGCACTTGGGATTCATGCCGCATCAGCAAGTGCCGTAATAGCGAATATCAGCTCGATGGCGGGCACGCTTCCGGCCGCCGCTACATCTGCGCTGTCCGCCGCACACAACGCCACAAAGGGGGTTTCGGGGCTTCTGGCGAGCACTCAAAGCGCAGCGCAATCCATCTTGTCGAAATTCCCATGAGCCAAACCTACGTTTCTCGCGATGGCGATACGCTCGACTACATCGCATACGTGCAATACGGGAAGGTCTCGCCGGAGATCCTTGGCGCGATCCTGGCGGCCAATTATGGCCTGGCTGACCTGGGGCCGCTGCTGCCCATCGGCACGCCCGTTGCGCTTCCTGTGATCGACGTGGCAACGCAGACTGCGACCAGCAACGAGGTATCGCTGTGGACGTAGGAATCGAGCCATCCTACGCGCTCAAGGCAAACGACGACGACATTACGGCGATCATCCGCGATCGCTTTGTATCGCTGTCGCTGACGGACGAAACGGGGGAGAACTCCGACAAGCTCGAAATCGTGCTGGCTGACCACGACGAGACGACGCGCATCAAGGTCCCGCCGCGTGGCGCAGAGCTTGCGCTATCGCTTGGATACGACGGCGTGCTGGTTCCGAAAGGCATTTTCGTGTGCGACGGGGTTAGCGTGAAGGGGTTCCCCGAGCAAATGACGATTCACGCGCACGCTGCGCCGTGGGAGCAGACGCCGAAGGGGAAAAGCGATTTCCAATCGCATAAGACACGATCCTGGAAGGCGGGAATTACCATCGGCGCAATGGTGTCGAAGATCGCGAACGAGCACGGCATGGCCGCCATCGTTTCGCCTGCGCTCGCATCGGTCAAGTTGCCGCACTTCGACCAGTCCGAGGAATCGGACATGAACTTGCTTCTACGTGTCGCGAAGAAGTACGACGCCATTTCGAAGCCCGCCGGCGGGAAGCTGATTTTCGCGAAGCGCGGCGACGCTACGACGGCATCCGGTGCCGCGCTTCCGAAAATAAAGGTGGATAGAAGCGACTGCGGGGCATACGACTGGAACGCCAGCACGCGGGAATCCGCGGGCACCGTCGTGGCCTATTGGCACGCGAAGCGCGCAGCGCGTCGGCACGAAATCCATGTCGGGGAGGGCGAGCCAGTGAAACGGCTCAAGCAGTATTTTCCGACCCAGGACATGGCCCTGGCGGCAGCGCGCGCCGAGCTGGCGCGGCGCGCGCGTGGCGCTTACACATTCTCGGTCAACATACCCGGCACGCCCGCGCTTACGGCTGAGTGCATTCTGGACGTGACCGGGTTCCGCGACGAGATAAACGGCGAGTGGCTCGCCAAGCGCGCCGAGCATATCGTGAACAAGGACGGAGCCTATCGCTGCATCGTGGAATGCGAGCTGCCGAACAGCAACGACGAGGTGAAGGACACCATGAGCGGCGCCGTTTCCGATAATTCGCGATAGATAGGTTAGTTACTCCATGCTGCCAACCAGCAGGTCGTGCGCGACTACGACGCGCTGACGCGGTTGCGCGTTAATACATCCCGGTTCGCCGCATCTCGTCGCGCAATAGATGCAGTAGCCGATGGAACGGCCCATGCGGGCCCCCGAGTTCGCCCTTGTCCTGGGCGACACGGTCGCACGATTCCCACCAGTCCATGACCTTCTGAAGCGATTTCCGGAGCATGACGATTTCGAGGATCAGGCGGCGAACCTCGGGATCGCGGTGCATGCGCCACATTTCGCGCAGCTCGGCGTCGCTCGGCGCATCGAACTCCGGCATTTTCGGGGCGCGCCGGAGGTCCGGGATTCGTGCTGGGACCACGTTTCGATCGACCTTCGTTTCTTCGAGGGCATGCGCGCCCGAATCGGGCAAAAACTGTCCCGTCATGGAGAAAAACTCCCCAGCGGTTACCGGGATGCACGTCCGCCGTCGCTCGCCCGATTCGAGGTCGGTGTACTCCCAGACATAAGCCCAGAGGGGTTTCATAATACAAAACATATACTGTATTTTTGTACAGTATATCTCGCGGTAAGATGCTCGCGTCAAGTCTCAAAAATGGGGGCGGGTGAGCGTGTGCCCATCGCCTTGCGCTGGGCATTTCGGCGACATGTAGCCGTTGCGACACAGGTGGCAATATTTCGATGAGTGCTGTATGGATATACAGTATGATGTGGTTGTGGCAGCACCGCAGTGAGGTGCTGGATGGTTCGGCGATGTGCGGTACTGGGGTTATGTACAGTTCTGCGCAGGGGGCGTGTGTGGCAAACTCGGGCGCCAACAATAACGACCGGGGAACCACATGCTGCAGCTGGACTTGCTGAATATTGAGCGCGTTATTGTTCATCACATCAATAAGCGCGGACCGGAGCGAACGTTGATCCCTCCGAACTACAGCGATGAGCTTGTTCCGCTCGCGGACGGCGCGCTCGACATGTTCAACGAGCGAATTGTCAGTTCGCTTGGGCACAACTCAAAGGGCATCAAGGCTGATTTCACGCAGACTGGCGCCGGCAGTTGCTTTCAGAAGATGGCGCAACTCATGCACTCTGATGAGGCGCGGTTTATCGAACTATCGCGCGAGCTTGCTGACGATCTTACGGCTGCTCAGTTGCGTCTTGACCTTGCACCCAGCAAGTTGCTAATTGCAACTGGGGTGCAAGGGCGTCATCAGAGGCCGTTTGCTGTTGCCGTTAAGGCTGAAATGCAGGACGGCTTTGGGGAGACGGTCCAGGCTAGGCGCACGGTGATTCAGCACCTGACGAAAATTTTCTTTACGGAAGCTCAGCGGCTGTTCAAGATTGGCTTCGTGCAGCAAAACGTCGGGCGGCCTACGAGGCAACGTGGCGAGTACGATCCGACAGAGTTCATAGTGCACCTCTACGACCACATGTTGACCAGTACGCAGACGAAAGGGGCTGCAATCTATTTCTATAATCAGTTCCTTGGGGCTGATTTCGCGCGATCTGACAAGAAGCTAACTCAAGACTTCTACGAAAAAACAAGAAAGTTCTTCGACTCTCAGGACCTGGATGCTGGGGACAGAATGAACCTGCTTGACGCGCTGCGCTCAGAGCTTCGTAGCAACGATCCGACGATCAGTGTTCCTGATTTTGGCGAGAAGTACATGCAGCGTGATCTGCTGGATCAATATGAGCAATTTATGACCCGCGCTCAGTTCCCGATGCACGCGATCAGCAAAGACACAGAGTACATTTCTCGGAAATTGAGGCGTCGACAACGCATTGTGTTCTCGAGTGGCGTCACGATCACGACGCCTCCAGACCAAGTTAAAGATCTTGTCACAGTGGACCGTGAAGCGGATGGTACGACCGTCGTAACCATACAGGGCACGATTGACAGCCAGGAATGACACCGGACGAATTTGGAGCATGGTTGGTGGCCAGAGAGCCCGCTCTTCGAGCTTGGGGCGGCTTTGTTGTGTCCAAAATTTCGGAGCGGGTTCGTAGCCAGATTGGCGAGGAGCGGTACAAGGCGTTCTTCAAGGTCACGCCAAGCTTTCGTCCGAAGGATGTTGAGTCTGCAAAGAAGAAGCTAATCAAGAAAGGGTATCTGGATCCGACGGTACAAATGACCGATTTGGTCGGTGCGCGGTTTGTTGTGTTGCTTCGCACCGACATTCGGCTTGTCGAGGATGCGATTGCGGCCTACCCGGGATGGACCATTAGCCGAGATCGGGACTTCGAATTCGAGATAAGCAAGGAGCCAGAGGTCTTTGATTACCAGTCGGTGCACTATCTCTTGAGCTGCCCCGTGGACGAAGAAATTGACGGTACGCTGGTGCCGGGCGGGACCACATGTGAGGTGCAGATCCGCACCCTCCTTCAGCACGCGTACGCGGAGGTGGTGCACGATAACGTGTATAAGTCGGGCGGAATTGTGCCGCCACAGACCCGCCGGGTAATCGCTCGTAGCATGGCATTTGTTGAGTCCGCAGACGAGTTGTTCTGCGACGCTATTGAGCAGCTGGCACGCGTAAATACGACCCGCGAGCAGTGGGTCGATTTCCTGGTCCCCCTTTACCTTGCTGTTTCGGGGCGGGATGTGTCGCAGACTGATCAGCAGGACACTTTGACAGTGGTTGATACATTTCGCGATCTACTTGCCGGTGCGGACAGGCAGGAAATTGAGCGCTTGGTAAATGAGCCGGCCATTGCACGCTTAATCCGGCGTCGGTCTGCTGACGATGGCCTGTTCGGTCGCCCGGCGTGCATCCTTGCATATTGGTTGGTTGAAAGGTTCCCGCGCAATGTCCATGCAAATTGGCCCTTCGGCAGCCAGGATGCCGAGTTGCGGCAAGTATTTGCTGATCTCGGCATTGCCGTTCGTTGA